ACTAGGGCGTTAGTTTGAAGTACGCCATCGACTTGGATCTGATTTACATCGACAGTTCTTAACGTTCCTCCATCGTTTCTGATGATAACATCAGTGGAAAACAAGCGTTTAAGTGTCGAAAATAGGTTCCTTTGTGGTTGCTGATCTGCCATATCTAATAAATATCTTTATCCCAGCAGCCAAGTTATATCGTCCTGCTGTCCGTTTACTGGCATTTGCCAGGGATTTTGTTGATTTGAACCGTTATTGGGGGTGTAAACTTGGAAGTTTTGTTCAGTTTTAGTGTATCCGTTGAGGCTAGCGTAAGTCAAATCCATAGCTGTTTGACGGAATCGAAGTGCAGTATCTCGTAAGAAAAGTCCAATGCTATACGGCATAACTAAGTCGTCATTATACCCTTGCAAGGCTTGAGGCTTACCATGCTTCCAAATAAACACTCGCCACTCGTCAAGAAGTCTTTGTGAACGAATTAAAGCACTCTTTTCCTCCATAAATGACCTTGCTTTTTCGATAACGAGAGGTCTTGTTCTCTGATTCATACTGAATCCAGGTACCATTCCATCGCCTCTATCAAACTTTGTAACGTATAGATCAATTTGTGTACCTACAATTTCAGACTTAGGTGCATAATAGAGATTAGGATAACCCATCTCTTGAATTGTAGTAACGACATCCCATCCAATACTTGCATTCTCTACAATGAGCATTGCATTATTCCACTCGATAGCCTTAGATACGAGCATGCGTGCAAAGTCCTTGGTAGGAATTTGGTCTTTATACTCAGCTACCTGATCAACCGTCAATGTATCTATGACGTGGAAGGTAGAAAAGTCTTTACCGTCACCTCTTGCTACGTCAGCGACAATCATATACGTCTTCATTGGGTCAGGATAATTCCAAACCCAATAAGCATGGTTAGGTCCGCTCCTCTCTACAGGCTCTTGTACAGTTGTTTCCTGGTAAAAATTTAAAATCCCTGGTTCGATCACAGTGTCTCCTGATGTAGAAAAGTCGCAATCACATTCTTGAGCAGCATTACGAGGCCCTAGTTGAGCTGTTTGTTCATCACGCCATGCTTGATTTCTCTCAGGGTGAACTGTCCATGGAAGACTAATGGGTGTAAATTTATTTTCACCAAGTTGGGCACGTGTAAACTCCTTATGAAACCAGTTACCGACACCGTTTGGTGTAGATAAGGCAATACATCTACCGCCGGTAGCAAGTGTTTGTTGGGCGGCTGTAAAAATATCTTCGATATCTTCGATCCTATCAATAAAGGCGGCCTCGTCAATTACAAGTAAGGATACTGCTTCTGAACGTGCACTATCGGTAGCAGCTGATACAGCTTTAATTTGTGATCCGTTTTTTAAACGTAGACTTAAACGGTTATGTTCCAGGACTGGCATTTGCATCCACTGAGGTAAATTATCATAAGCAAATCTTACCTTCGTTACCATGTTTTTTGCAGTAGCTTGAGTAGTAGCTAGAACAAGAACGTTCTTATCTTGCTCAAACAGCATCATCCACAATGCAAACGCAGAGGTTAGAGTAGAGATACCTAACTGCCTTGACTTGTTTATTATAGAATAATCATGTCTTTGTAAGAGTTTAAGTACTTTCTCTTGGAAGGGATAGAGGTTGAAGGTCATTCTCCCCTTAGTTGGGTGCTGGATCGTATAATACTTCTTCATGAAGTATACCGGATCCTGTTTACACCTTATAAGTTCTTGCCTTATAGCATCG